AACTATGCCATTTTTTTCTAAAAGTGCATCTTTAAACCAAGTATATAAAATACTAAAACCAGGATTATCTTTATTAAAAATATAATTAATATAATTAGTTGCTTGTTCTGCTAGAGGTACATCTTCACTTTTGACAGGCTCACATTTAACTACTTGATCACTAGCTGTAAAAATTCTTAATAAGTTAGGTAGTATAGTTTCTACTGTATCAGCAACATCTGTACTTACTACTTGGCTACGACCATCTATTTCTGTACCAAGCTTATCACCCATGTAATATTCCATAGATTTTTTTCTTTGAGAAGTAAGATTACTACCCATAAAACCTATAGAGTTATTTATCTCTGAGTTTATTATTGCTCTTAATTTTTCTTCTGTAACTTTATCTGCCATATCAAACTATATAATTTGTGTTAATTGGAACTTCTTGTTTCCAATCTGAAATTTCAGCACCTTGTCCAATTATCCCAGTTCTAAAACTATCGGCACAATGGGATGCAAAATTGTGCATGGGTTTATTTTTAAAGCATTGGTTTTTATCATCCCACCTCTTTTGGTAAGCTTTTAAATACTCAATACCTGTTTTGCATTTTTCTTTATCAAACCAACAATTCGGCAATGCTTTTCGTACTGCTTCAATTCCATCTTCAATTGACAGCTTTGCAGCTACTTCACCAGCTATTCCTAATTCTAATAAACTTTCTAATCTTGATTTACCAAAGTTACCTATTTCTCTTACCTGGACATCATGTGGAAATATGTGTTTAGAATATTCATAACCTTTTTGATCTAAAATATCTACATAGTGATCTAAACCATAACCACTATTTTCATAGTAATCTATTAATCTTATCTCACCCTTATAATGCTGCACAAACCACATGGCAGTTGAATCGTTAAGACCCAAATCATACCACACCTCTGTATCTAGGTTCTCATCGTAAGGCACATCGGTAATTCTACCATTCTTTGCTAGACCCTCTATGATAGCACCATAATAAGAACCAGTAATTGCAGCTTGAAAACTACACTCAAATTCTTGGTCGTATAAATCTTTAGACATTACTGCTTTTGCAGCTTTAAGTTCGTCTTGATTTAAAATTTTTGTATTACTTGCTTTAAAAACACAAGCATACCAATCTTTAGTTTCTTTTGCTTGTTGATATAAGTCATAAAAATAATTACGACCTTTTGGAGTTCCTATGAACACACACCAACCTCTTGTAGGATCACCAGCTTTTGCTCTATCTGATAAAGCTGGTCTTATAACCTCAGGAAATATTGTTGGCTTTATAGCCTGTGTTTCATCAAAAACACATCCATCTAAATAAATACCTCTTAGTGCTTGATCATTCTCAGCACCTAATATTGTAATTCTTGCACCATTAGGTAAATCGCACCTAAGCTCACTTTCGTTGAATTTAGTGCCAGGTATTTTACCTGCATAGGTTTTTATGTAATCCCATGCTGTGGCTTTGCCTTGCTTAAAAGTCGGACTTAGGAATGCGTATCTGGGGTTAGGCAAGGGATTAGTCAAAGCTGCTTTCAGCATATGATTAATCGTCATTACAGTTTTCCCAGCTCTACGATGTAGTACTAAAACACTAAATCGGTGTTTATCAATTTTCTTGTGCAAAAAATTTTGTAATTCTCTTGGCTTGTATGGAATGACTATGTTTGTCATTTTTAAACAAAACCCCCCTTAGTGAACTGTTACACCTCTGGGTACATTTAATAAGTTTTCTATTCCTAAATCATCCATAATGTGATGGCTAAAGTATTTGCACTCAGTTAAGTCGTTAAAACCTCCAAAGTGTACTACAACACTATTAGTAGACTCCATTATGTAGATAACTGCTGAATAACCTTGTTTACCATCTTCGTAATTAAACATATTAAAAACCCTTGTTTATTTGTGTGTAACATCCCTAAATTTTTTTTTACTTGCCGATATAGCTTTGGGGGTGGCTTCGTTTACAAACCCACCAAAATCTAGGTTTAGAACTAAAAACTGATTAGTAATCAATTGGTTTAGCTTATTAACCTTGATAAATAATAATTATTATTGTTTGGTATAGTTTTGGTATAGATAAGCTCTAATATTTCCTGTAGTTTAGAATGATTCTAGAACAAAACAAGAACATTAACCAACCTATAAGTGTAGCTGTGCTAGTTTTATCTGCAACTTACAAAATCTTACACTTATCCTAACAATATCAATACTTTTAGTATTTCATTATTTATCCCATTTCACCACAAGTGGTGTATTTTTATCAAAATTTAATGTAGTTGCATCCCTTTTAGCATAGTAT